CTCCTGCGTGGCGTGAAACAGCGCCTCGGACACCGTGTCGAGCGCAACCTGCGTGCCCACTGCGCGCATGATGGCGGCGCCCCTGGTCGTCGCTCCTGCTACCGGAATCGCCATGCTCGCGAGCGTCACCGGGTCCACGACGCCGCTCGCGATGGACGAGGCAAGCCCCCAGCCGCCCGCCTGCGCGATCACCTGCTTGTCGGCGAGTTCGAAGCCGATGCGCCGCTTGATGTTGGCCGTTTCCTGCGCCGACTCGCTGTCGAAAAATCTATGCGCATAGTCCTCAAATCCAGCGATGTCGCCGAGCGGATCGTAGCCGGGCTGAGCTTGCGGACGGCGCGAGAAGCGGCCAGTGACGACGCCCTCGTAGAGCGAGCTCACGATGTTGCCCTGCCGGAACGACGCTGCGAGCGTGTCGAGCGCTCCAGGCGATGGTGCGCCGCTGCTCACCGCCTGCGGCACCGTGGCCGGTAGTTGCTCCTCGTAGCGCTCGGTGGGTTTGAGCAGCGGCATCAGAATCCCCGCCCGGTGCGCTGCTTCACCGCTTCTTCGGCCTGCAGCTTCGACAGGATCTCGTTGAACGCGATCGGGTCGCCGCCGCTTTGCCGCATGGCTTCCAGATTGAGCCGTCGCTCACGTGATGCCACGCGCGCTGCCGCGACCTTCTCGGCCGCGAGCCGCGTATGCACGGCGTCGAATGCCTCCTGCGAGATCGGCAGCTCATAGCGCTGCGGGCGGTTGTGCTCGTCCAGGATCACATCGACCGCCCCGTATTCGTTGACCTTGCCGAGATGCCACACGCGACCGCCAGTGCGCGCGGTCTCGCCCATGGGGATGAGCCTGGCATCCGGCGAAGCGGGCACGGAGGCTGCCACGTCCGACCGTATGACCTCCGGCGTCAGCCCCGGAAACATGACCTCGGGCGCGTACTTCATCAGCTCGGGCGCGCCGTTCACGGTGGTGTAGCCCCATACGCGCTGCGTGTCGCGCCACGCCAGTGCCCGCGCGCGCTCAGCATCGCCACCGCTGTACGGGTAGTAGCGCTCTACTGCAGCGTCGAACTCGGCTTGCAGCGCCATGGGCGCCTGTGGTGCGCCGTGGAACAGCGAGCGGTCGTAGCGATCGTCACCGTCCAGGAAGGATTGGAGCTCGCCCGCGTTGCCGTCGGCTATCTTGGCCGTCCGGTAGGTGGTGTTCAGCGCCGAGCGCTCGGCCTCAGTGACTTCGAACGTGTTGCGCTGGGCCACCTGAACGGCCAAGTCTGGCGGGGTGCCGGCCGCCGTGGCCGCATTGACCTGCTCGGTAAACGCCAGCAGCTTCGCGTCGTCGACATACTGAAACGACGCCGGATTGGCGTCCTCCATGCGGCGCAGGAAGTTCGACGCCTGCACGGCCGAATCGGGATCGCCAGCCGTGACCACGGTCCGAGCCCACGAAATGGCGTCGGTGGGGATGATGTTGGTGCGCCGCGCCATCTCAATCGCGAGGTTTTGGTACTCGGGTGTTCCACGTGGAACGCCGGCCACCTGCTGCTTGTAGAGCGCGTCCATGGCCTTGCGGGCGTCGCTGTTCTTGGGGTCGAGTGGGGTGCTGTTGTTGAAGGCGAGTGCCGCAGACTCGATCTCGGCGGCCGATTCGGCCCCTTTCACCCGGGCGCCCTCGATCTGCGACAACATGGAGGTGAAGCCGCCGACCTCCATGGCCGACTGGCGGTAGAGCCGAAACGCCTCGTCCTCGGCATTCTCGCTGGGGGTGCCGTCGGCGATGTCCTGATGCAGCGCGCCGAGCTCCACTGCATGGGCGCGTTTGCGCTCGGCTTGCAGCAGGTTGAGCCGTGCCTCGATGCGCTCGCGCACCTTGACCTCGGTCTCGGCATCCAGGCCCAGCTTCGGCAGGTCGGCTAGCGCTTGGTCGCCGGCCAGCACGTCGGCCTCGTAGCGACCCATGATGCCCGCCACGGCGTTTCGCACCTGGCCCTCTGAGACGCCCGTCGCGATCCGCTCGACGTAATCGCCGCGAAGCTGGCGCACCTGAGCGGGCGTAAACAGGCCCTCGGACTCACCGGCCGCGAGCGCCGTTTGGATGTTGTCTTGCAGGACCAGCAGCGCCTCGTCGGTCTCGGCACCCGGCATGGCCATCTTGCGGCCCGCGCTTTCGACCATGCTGTCGAGGCCTGTCAGGATGTCGGTGCGCTGGCGCTCGCGCTCGCGCAGCACGAACTGCTCGTGCACCCGGCCGGCCCCTTCGGCATGGCGGGAGCGGATCAGCAGGTCGACGTCGTCCGCTACATCGGGCGGGGTCGTTTGCAGCAGCCCCTTCGCGTAGCCCTGCGATAGCGCCGTGAACGCCGCCTCGTCGCCGTTCGCCTCGAGCTCGAAGCGCTCGTACGAGGACTCGATGTCGATCTGGCGCAGCGCCACATCGGCCTGCACGGCCGCAGTGTTGTAGGCGGCACCGTACGCGGTCATGGAGCGGATGCCGCGCTTGCGCCCGCCTTGGCCGGCCAGCGTGTCCTTCAGCCCCTGCGCGGCCCCGCGGCGCGACTGGCGCGCGACGGCCATGCCGGTCATCTCCTGCCGGAAGCTCGACAGCGCCCCGACGAGCTGCGCCGCCGTGGACTCCTGCGCGTCGCTGGTTCCCGGCTGCGAGATGAGGCTGGGCTGGTAGCGGCGTGCCATCAGGGGTACGCGGCCAGCGCGTCTCGAGCGGTGCCGAGCACGGTGCCGAGCGCCGCCACGTTGCCTTGCTTGCGCGCCTCTTTGCCGGCCCGGCGCAGCAGCAGCGAGCGGCGTCCGGTGGTGGCGCGGTCGGCGAGCCCTTCGTAGCCGGCCCGCTTCGCATCCGCCATCGCAATCGCCGCGCGCGAGCCCACGCCTGGAGCTGCGGCCAGCACCCCGCCCTCGGCGCTCTGCGAGGCGAGCGCGGAGATGAGGCGCCGTCGGCGCTCTATCTCCCGATCACGCGACGCCGACAGCTCTTGGTCGGCCTGCTCCTTGTAGCGCTGCTCCTGGAGCTTGCCGAGGTTGCGCTGCGCGGAGGCTTGCAGCACACCGGCACCGATGATCGCGCCGAATTGCGCCCAATCCATGGCGGTTCGCCCCGCAGTGGCGGCGGCGGTCGTAGTCGTGGTCGTCGCGGCCGTACCTGCAAACTGCATTTAGCTGGTCTCCACTTGGAGGTCGATGCCGAGCAGATGAAACGGCAGCGGGTCGACTTGGTCGAAGGTTTGCGTCAGCGGCCCCTCGTCCCAGTTCGACGTTTCCTCTAGCGAGTGTACGCCGGTGAATGGCTCCGGCGCTTCGTCGAAGTTGTCGAGATCGAAGAATCGGTCAGGCAGCGGCCTGCCGTTGTAGCGCACGCCGAGCGACTGATACACGTAGCAGCGCATATTCACGACGCGTTTTTTGCGCAGGAAATTGGAGCCGCCGAAGTCGGAGCTAAGCGGCATCGTCGTCACGACCGGCACCCAGTTGAGACCCGCCTCGATCGTGCTGACGGGCGTGTAGTCGTCGACGATGACGATGTTGCCGGAGCCGTTCACCGTGACGCTCGTGAGCACGAAGCCATCGGCACGGATGCGCACGTCCTCGCCGGCGAGGTGCGTGAAGTTGCCGCCAGTCGCGACAGCCACCTTGGCGCAGTCGGTGTAATAGTCCTCGTCGGCGAGCTCCAGCGTGAGCGTGTCGATGCTGTTCAGTTCCCGCAGCACGGCGAAATAACGATCCTCGCCGGTGACGCCTACGTCCTTGAACTCGCCGTCGGTCGTCCACAGCGTGAACGCCGCGATCTCCTGCGAGCGCAGGGTATTCAGCACGGCAATCGTGCCGTCGCCGTTCACGATGAACACATAGTTGGCGTCGTCGCTATCAGATCCCTGCCACGCCGCGATGCCGGTGATGGAGTTGAGCAAATGCTGCGCGAGCACCGAGAGCGGCACCGAGCTGTACGCGTCCTCCTCATAGCGGTAGAGGAAGTCGCGGATAACCTTGCGCGTGCGCTGCACGTAGATCGTCGCGCCATCGCTTGACACCGGACGAATGCGCGCCGTGCCGTACTCGGTTTGGTTGCGCGGCGCGTCGGCCGGCGTGATCGGCGAAACCGTGAAGCGAAACTCGCCGCCGCTCGTGAACAACTGCAGGAACCGCCCAGACTTCAGCGCCGTGATGGCGTTCAGTTGCGCCGTGTTGAGCACGCCGAACACCGCGTCGTCGTCGAGCCCTTCGCCGGTGAAGAAGTTGAAGAAGTCATTCACGACCGAGCCGAAGTAGGCGTTCGGCAGCGAGCGCGTGCCGCCGAACCATAGACGCCCCTCGTGAAACGTGACGGTCGTCGGCCACCCACGCTCATCGCTCCACACGTCCTCGGTGCGCGGTGTGCCGTTCGCGCCTGCGACAACCACCACGGTGCCGGTACCGCTCAGCGTCGTGCCGGTCATCAGGTCGTAGTCATCGGCCGAGGCTTCTGCGAACGTGACGGTGTACGTGGTGCCGGCCGTGAAGGCGACGCTGACGCCGGTGAATCCGACCGTGTGCAGCGCCTGCACAGCGCGGCGGATGTTCTCAGCCGTCGTGGCGGTGCTCGTGGGCTGGTAGGCAATCGGCCCGGTGCGCGCGCCTTCGAGCTCGAGCTGGAACGTATCGCCCTCGGTGAACGCGCTGAACGTGACGGTCTGAACCTCCGACACCGGTGTGGGCGAATCGGCATCGTTGTAGTCGAACTGCGGGACGCCGAATAACTCGGTCTCGTAAATCTGCCAGTTGAAATCCGACTCGCGCACGAGCCGCACCGGCGCGTGATCCTCGTGCACGATGACCATCGCGTCCTGGTTCTGCGCGGCGTCAAGATCCGGCACGTCAGCACTCGCGTAGTCGGTCGGCGCGACGTCGTACACCGCCCCGTTCTTCGCCACGACAGCGAAGCGGTTGAGCATCGCCACCATGAACAGGTCGGTCGCGCTTCGCTCGAATGCCAGGAGCTTGACCTCCGACACCGGCCCGGTGGCCTCGTAGAGATTGAAGCCGCTCAGTTGAAAGTCGGCGGTGCCAAGGTCCGGCAGCGCGCCGCCGCTCTGTCGCGCCACGCGCCAATAGCGCGCCACGGTCGGCGATAGGAGCGACCCGCGCACGTAGCTGCGAGGATCGGCGTCGACCTTCTCGAACGTAGCTTGCCCTAACGCGAAGTTGACCGGATTCACCGCAGACCAGTTGGCGTTGTCGATGCTCGATTGAATCGAGACCTCGCTGTCGGCATCGCCAGCGTTGACGAGCAGGTCGCGCACTTCGGCAAGGTAAATCGACTTCGCGCTGCCGAGATCGTAGTGCACGATCACGTACGGATTCGTCGTGCTGATGTTGGTCGTGGTGAGAAGCTTCGTCGCGCGGTCGTCGTCGTTCGCGTTCGCTGCGGTGCCGCCATTGGGAGCTGTCGGCGTGATGCCTGTGGATACGCGCGCCATCCGCGCCGGCAGCGTGAGCGCGTAGCGAAGTCCCGGGCGACGCTTGACGCCACCGAGCGGCACGACCACCACGTTCGTGCCGACCGACATGCCTTGATAGTACTGGCGAAGCTCCGTGCGCGCCGCAATGCGTGGGTCTAGAACCCCCGAGACGAACGCCGATTGCAGGTAGGTGACCTTGGCCACACGAGGCTACGCCGTCGGGAACCAGCGCGCGGCGACGGAGTCCCAGCGAAACATCTTGCAGGTCAGGCCAGCGATCACGCACGAGGTGCCGTTCGACACGTTGCTCGTGCCGGCCGCGGCCATCGTAACGGTGTTGGCCGCCGCCGCTTCGTTGACCACGGTGCAGAACTGCCCAGGCAGCGTGCCGGCCTGCATGATGACGCCGGTGCGTGCGGCTGCCGGTGCCACGCGCGCAGTCTCGATGTCGGCGGTGGTGATCGTGGCACCATCCGCAATCGCCGGAGCCGTCGCGCTCTGCCCGGCTGCGATGCCCTGCGGCAGCGTGAGCGCGCTCGGCGTGTCATCCGCGTCTAGCACGATTGGATTGCCGGCCGTGAAGCTCTGCACGAGCAGCCAGCGAAACGCCGACACCGCCTCGCTCGCACCGTCGATGCTGCTCACTACGAGGCAGCCGACCACGTCCCCGAGGCGCAGCGCCGAACCCTTTTGGTTGAAGTAGCCGGCCGCAAGCACTGTCGCGATGGCGTCCGCCGTCTTGTACGACCACAGCCGCGGACCGATGCGGATGAGGCGTGAACCGTCGAAAGCCATTGGCTACCCCTGTGTATGAACGCGGCCGACGCCGCTCGTGAACGGTGAATGCACGATGGCTTTGTTCGGCCGGCCCTGCGAGTCGGCAAACAATGCACGCGCGCGCTGTGCCACGTATTTGCGCTCGAACACCTCAACGCCGGAGTCAGACTCGCTCAGCGACTTGATCGCCTCACGCGCGAGTGCGAAGTGCATGAGCATCGCGAAGTAGGCCGGTAGTTCCGAAATGTCCGGCTTGAACAAGTAGTCGAGGTCAACAGCGCTCGCGTTGGTGTAGAGATGGTCGGCGTAAATCTCGTACGGCGTGGGCGGGAACACATGGATCGGCAGCAGCATCGTCGCCGGTAGCTGGTAGGCGTGCGCCCATTCGTTGAGCGGCGCGTCGACGAGTTGCGCCAGCGTTTCCTTGGTCATCGCAAAGCGCCAGCGATTCGAGCACAGCTCGTTCTCGTAGATCTGCTCGAACAAGTTCCCCAGAACCGTGACGCCGTAGCGGTTTTCGGTCAGCGACGACGCCGGATTCTCTCCGCAAAGAATCAGCGCGTTTGAAATGAGCCCGATCTTGGTAGGCGTCTCCAGTGCCACCTAGGATCCTTTTCGCCTGTATCTGGCCCTGGCGCTCAACACAAAGCGGCCCTCACGAGATCAGCGACGACTCGCGTGCCTTCTCGCCCAAGATGTGCGCCAGCCGGTCTAGCCCGCCTGCCTTGCCAAAGCCGATGAACTGCGACTTGTCGACGAGGAGCTGCATGGCGGCGGTGGGGTGCATGATGCGGTAGACGCTGGTCGCGTCCGGAGTCGTCGGCCAGTTCGCAGCCATGGTGGCGACGCGCGTGGCGGCGACATAGCTCGAGACATTCTTCGCCTGAAACGCGCCGGTGCCCGCCACGATCACGATCACGGCGCCGACGATGTCGGCATGGTTGTCGACGGGGAACGCGTTCGTGACGTCGGTGGAGTTCTGCAGCGTGATCGTGCCGGCCGCGCCCGCCGCCGCTGTGCCCATGTAGTGCGACGGTGCGCAGGTCGAGCGCTTGGGATCTTTGGTGGTAGAGGTGACTCGCATTCGTCTGCTCCTGAAAAAAAGGGCCGACCTTGTGGGCCGGCCCGAGCGTCACAGGTTCCTGGGGCTGGCCTCGGTCAGTCGGTATCCGTCACGGTGCCGACCGTGACGTCGCTGACGTCGATCACGTCCGGGTTGCCGCGCACCACCGAGTTGACGATGTGCCGGCCGTACGTGGACACCGCTTCGTTCGAGGCGTCGATGTTCGTCACCACGACGACGTCGATGATGTCGTTCTGACGCAGCGGAGAGCCGTCCTCGTTGAAGTAGCCGGCCGTGTCGACCGTGGCGTGGGTATCGGCCGTCTTGTACTTCCAGAAGCCGGCGCCCGCGTGCTGAAGTCGTGCTCGATTGTATGCCATGGGCCTAGACCTCCACCGTCTGAATCTCGGCGTAACCGTCCGCGTCGCGGATGGCAGAGCCGCACTTCACGATGCCGTTCGACAACCACGACACCTTCTCCGGGATGTAGTTGGTCTCCTGGCGGATGTCGATGCCGCACGCGTGTCCGATGGCCGCCTTGTGCCATGCGAAGTTGTGCGTTTCGTCGGGCGTGGGCGCGACGTCGATCGGCAGGCCGCCCTCGGACCGCGTCTCGATCATGACCCACTTGAAGCCGAGCCACGAGTCGACCTCGCCGTTCGTCAGCGCCTTGACGCTGTTGTAGTCCGAGCTCGTGACCTCGGTCTCGCCGAGCATGGACTCGAGCCCGATGGCGGTGTGCGCGAAAAAGCGATCGGTGCTGGGAACTCCTAGCGCATCGAGCACGCGTTTGGCGCGGCGCACCTTGTCGGGATTGAGCCCCGTGTCGGTGCCGCCGACGTCCTCGTCGACCGTGGAAGTCGGCGTGCCGTCCTCCATCGCGTCGATGATGAGCTGATCCTCGCGCCGCCCGATGGCGCCGGCGATGGTTTGTGCAAGCTCGCGCTGCTCGTCGAAGTTCACGGCCGCGGCGTCGAAAATGTCGGTGTACTCCGGCGCGTACCAGTTCGTGAGCGTCGCCGTGGGCACGCCGTGCGTGATATCCATCGGCACGACATCGCTGGAAGGCGCGGGCCGCTGCTTGGCGAGACCCTTGCCCATCAGCCGAAACGTGTAGGTGTTGCCGACGACACCGCCGCGATATGTGACGTCGTTGCGCAGCTTGCTGCCCATCGTTTGATAGGCGTGCTTGACCTCGGCATCGAACTCGGTGTTCGCTGCGTTTGAAAGGAATTTGGACACGCTGAGCCCTCCTCAAAGGGGTAACGAAAAACGATCGTTTTTCGTCCGGGTTCCCAACTGGGGCCGAACTTGCGCGCGTGCGTCGCTCGCCATTCCGGCTTCCAGCATCGGGCTCAGTTACGAGGTGCCTATGCTTTCGGCACGCTGAGAGTAGGACAAACTGCGCGAGCGTGTCAACGACGCATACGACGGCGAGCGCGAATGATCCAGTCATCCGCCGTGCCGCTGCCGGGCGGCGCATTGGCATCGACGAGATCGGCAACGCCGTTGATGAATAGCGTCCCGGCCGCACTCATATTGCCGATGGCGGTGAGGACTGCGGCTCCGGTGATGACTAGCGACCCCGCCGCGGCGATGTCATTCGACCCGGGACTTGTCAGATCGGCAGCGCCGCTAATGACGACGGAGCCAACCGCGACGAGGTTGCCGATGGCGTTCAGCGCTGCGGCGCCGGTGATGACGACCGTGCCGACAGCCAGTAGATTGCCGCCAGCATCAAGGTCGGCCAGCCCGTTGATGACGAGCGAGCCAGCGGCCGACAGGTTGCCGGCGCCCTCAATATCCGCAGCGCCAGTGATCGAGAGCGCGCCAACCGCGGCGAGCGTCCCTGTCGCGTCGAGATCTGCAACACCGGAAATGACCAGTGAGCCAGTCGCCTCCATGTCGTTGGCGCTCGTGGCGACGACATGCTCGAGATCCGGGTCCCACCACGACTCCGCGCGGAACGAGACGCCGGTCAGCGGCGCCTTCAGCCCGAATTGATCCCACTGCGCGGCGCTCATGCCGCGTATCTCGTGCGACGACGGCCGAACGACCCTGTGAACGGCTGCGGCTCAGCAGGAGCTGGGCCTGCGAACCAGTCGGCGCTCGCCGCGAACGCCTGCGGCGCGCCACCTGTAGCGACGATGCGAAAGGTCTGCTGCGCCGCGGAGCGATTGAAGTGCACGCCCCACGTGTTGTTTTCGTCGTTGGGCCACGGCGACGTCTCGACCACTTCCGGGTTGTTCGTGCAGCTCAGGAAGACGGCCCCGGCCGGGCTCAGGAAGCCGATCGCCGTGTGACTCTGCTCAGCGCACGTGAGGAAGATCACGCCGTTGGGGGCCGTGGGCGTGATCGAGACGGCGTCCCACTCCACGAGCGTGTTCTCGCTCCCCGTGGCGTTCGCGTTCACGGTCGTGTTGCCGTCGAGCCCCGTCCACTCCGTAACCACGAGCGTATCGCCGGGCGACGCGCCAGCCCCGCTCGTGGTCAGCGTGAGCAGCGTATCCTCACCGAGCGTCGGCGTGACGACTTTGAAGTTGCGCGTGTTGCCTGCCGGCAGACCGCCGACGTTGGCGCTCGTCGCCGACCAGGTGTTGCTCTTGTTGTCCGTGATGCCGGTGCAGGCGCGCGCGCCGATGAATTGACCGACCAACAGCGTGCCGCTCTGCGTCGGCACCTGAATCGTGTCCGACCCGGGGTCGGCGGTCGACGGGATTCGGTAGTGAGACATCGCGACGCACTGCGGACCGCTCGGCGGCAGCCCACCCGAGTCGCCCGCGAGGAACGCTGCCTGAACGTTGATCCACGTCCGCGACGCCGCGAGCGTAAATCCGAGATTCACCGCGCCAGGGCTCGCCTGCACCTTGTGCTCGACCGCCGTGCCCTCGAACGTGTCGACGAGGTCGAGCGTCGCGCCAGTGCCCTTCGTGAAGTCGGTCTGCGTGCCGGAGTCGTTGATCGCGAAGCTGACCACGAGCGAATTGGCGACCGCCGTCGTGAGACTGCCTGGCGCAGGCGTCGTGCTCGTGCCGGTCGCCCCGGTCGGCGTGCTGTCGAGCCGCCCGTCGCGATCGAGGAACGCCACCTCGAGCACCTTGAAGTCGAACCAGCTAGCGCCGCCGCCATCGAGCTCGGGGTTTATCTCGGTCGGGGCGTTGCGGATGTTCGGGCAGCGGAATATCTGCCCCTTCTGGTTGCCGTCGCTCGTGGCCGCCGCGACTGCGGTGTAGCTGTTGCCGCGGTCGTCGCTGAACGTGAGCGTGCGACCGCTCGCGACGTTCGCGACGATGATCAGCGCATTACCGGGGATCGGTGGCGCCGGCAGCCGATAGCGGTTGAACGTGTTGAGGACGTTACCGAGCGCCGAGCTGAAGCCGTAGCGGCGAACGACCGTTGGATTCGGCATCGCCTAGCCCAGCGTGATAGCTTTCAGATCCTCGACCGTCTGAGCTGCGTCGATACGAGGATCGGCAGGCGCGTCGCGAAGGGCCTGGCGCTGCGCCTCAATAGCCGCAATCTCGTCGGCCGAGCCGCGACCGAACGCTCGCATCCACTGGCCATCAAGCTCGACGAAACGCGGCTTGCGATATTCGCGCAGACGTTCGCGGTGGATCTGACGCGCGTGTGCCATGTCGTGATAGATAGTCCTTCCAACGTCGCGCCACGACGCTCGATACACACGGGACATGCCATCGAATTCGTGCGGCTCGGCGAGGCGCCAGGATGCCCAGCCACCTTGTGGATGCGCAGCAGCGAGATCGCGCTCGATAGCGCCTTTGGTCGGTTCGCGCTGCCACCAGCCTTCGCCGAGCCAGTGCGCGCCGCGCGGCAATACGCTGCCACGGCCCACGGTAAGGAAGTCCATCACGGACAGCGTGCCGTCGGTCATCGTGATCGCGACGAGTTGATGCTCGCGTTCCATCACTGGTCTCCGAACGCAGCCCAGAACCACGACGCCGGGTCGGTGGTTTGGCCGATGTCGATCTCGACGAGATCCATGGTAAAGCCACCCGCGGCTGGCGTCGCGTTGCGCACCGTCTGAATCAGCGCTGTCGTCGTCGCGCTGTACGTCGTCGTGTTGCACTCGAAGCCGTAGACGATGCAGTAGTTCGCCGACGAGAAGTCGGTCGCGATCACCGGCGCTACTCGGCACGCAGCAGAGTCCGTCACAGACGTGACGTTCCAGCTCGTCGTCATCTGCGGCACGCCGGCCGATACGACGTGCTTTGCCCACGCCTTCGCGACGCCTGGGTGCCAGTTCACGCTGAGCGGCGAGAGCGCCTTGTTGGAGACGGTGCCGGCTTCCATCTCGGCCTGCGTCGCGAACGGACCGATGCCAACGTAGGCGCCGAGGTTCGAGTCGTAGTGGCTCCACACGCCTGACGCATCGAGCAGCAGCTTCTCGCCAGCCGCGAGCACGACCTTCGCATGTGTCACCGTGTCGGTGCCATCTTCCTCGAAGATCGTGACGGTGACGGCCTGCGACGCGTGGTTGTTGTACGCCGAGTAGTGGCGCACGGCGATCTCGTGCGACGCGATGCCGACGAGAATGTCCTGCGTTGTCGCCGAGGTGATGCTCGCTAGCGGCTCGCCGGCACCCGCGTAGCTGTAGCTCGACGGGCCGGTGCCAGTCTTGTCGACGGTCGTTAGGTGCTGCTCGATGTCGCCGGCCGCATCGGTGGTGATGCGCAGCTTGTGCGAGGTGCCTTTCGATATGACGATCACGAGGCGATCGTCAGAAGGTCGGCTTGAGCGGTATGAAGTCGTTCATCTGCCCGAACAGCACGTCGCCGATGACCGGCTCGTCGAAGCTGTTCTCGGCGCACTTGGCGACGACAGCATCGAATACCTCGTTCGCGACATTCATCAGCGTGACACCGGTGGGGATGTGCACTTGCGCCTCGTCCTGAAAGTTCTTCGGCCCATTGCTCTCGCCGCCGTCGCTCTGCGCCACGTCGTACGGCACGACAATATGGAAGTTGTCGACCGGCGAGCCGTCGTAGCCGACGATGACCGGAGCACGACAGAATACGCGGATGGTCATGGTTGTGACCTCAAGGTATAGCCAGCAGTGCCGTCGCGGTTTCGTTGCGCCTTCATATCCTCGAGCACGCCGTCGGTGAGATTTGCGAAACCGATGATGCGCGTCACCGTATCGCCCGCGTTGGCCTTCGCGATCTTGCCGTGACCGCGCAGCAGCACCGCTAAGTCGATGGCCGTGGCGTACGGCAAGCTGACGGCGCGCGTGCCGATCGTCAGCACGACGTGCGCGCCTTCGACATGTACCTTGAGAGGCGTGCGCGGCATCGGGCGCTCGAAGCTCATGGCGGCAGCAGCGCGGCTTTCGCGACCGCGTCCTCGATCGCAGCCGAAACGCAGCCGGCCTCGGTGGCGACTGGCGCGATGGCCTCCGCGACGCTGTGCAGCACGGATGCCAGCGCTTTGTTGCTCGTCTTGCCGTCCGTGCTGCTCGCCGCATAGATGGCGATTTGCCCGGATGCGTGCTTGAAAATGCGAATGATGGAAGTCTGCTCGTCGTCGAACACCTTGGTGTCGACCACAAGGCGCCACTCGGTTGAGCGCGCGATCTTGCTGTAGGCAGCCGCAATATCTGTTTGGCTCATGCGAACACCCAATCGAGCGCGCCGATTGCAAACTGCGGGTTGACGCCGTTGTTGATGACGAGGTCGGCGGCAAGGTCCTGATGCAGCCGCAGCACGTCGCCGGTGGCTATGAAGCCGAGCCCCAGATGCACGACGGTATCGGGACCGCCGGCACTCATCTCGCCGAACTGCACGAGCGCCGCATTGCTCGCTGTGTCGCCTGAGACCGTCCAGCCTGCGCCGCTGCGCGCCTGAGTGGGGCGAGCATAACCGGTGTACGCGACTTCGGTCGCCGTGAGCAACGTGTCGGCATCCGTGAGCGCTGATGTCGATAGCGCGAGCTGCGTGCTGCCGGCGACGGCAGTGGCCGGGAGTCCTGTCGCGTCCCCGATGTTGGCGATGCCGGTGTTGTTGAACAGCAGAAGCGCGAGCGCGTTCTCGAAACCGTTGGTCATCGAGGACATGGCCTAACCCCCAAACCTGCGCACGGCGTCCGCTTTCAGCTCCGCGATCTTCGCCTGCACAGCGCCCAACTCGGCGTGCGCGCGCTTCACATCCTCGTAGGCCGAGGTGCGAGTTGCGAGCGCAGCCGCGGCTTCGTCGGCGAGCGTCTTGAGCGAAGCTTTGGCGGCGTCGACGGCGTCCATCGCGCGCTTGTGCTCGTCGGCCTCGACGGCCTTGATCCCGGCCAAGCGCTCGCGAAATGCTTTGAGTTCGGCGTCATTGTCGGCGTTGATCTCATCGCGCTTTTTTGTCAGCGCCTCGATCTCCGACTGCAGCGTCTCGAGCGCCTTCACCCGCTCGTTCTTCAGCGCCTCCTGAGCCTGCAGATACTCCGCGACCTCGCCGAGTTTGCTCAGAGCGCGAATCAGGTTGCCCCACTTCGACGCCTCGGCAGCCGCTTGCGATACCGTCATGTCGCTCATCGGTTGCGCCTCGCCCACAGGCTGATCGTGAGGTTCGTGGTGCCGTCACCTGCGGTCACGCGCGGGCGGGTGTAGCGCGTGTTCTCCGACACGACCTCGAGCGTGCCTACCGCCGTTTTGGTGATCGCGTTGCCCTGCGGATCGGTCAGCACGGCGTAGTTCGTGCCGTCGTTGCTGCCCTCCAGGTTCACCGACAGACCGGCGCCGGCCGTGCCTTGAAACTGGATCGACTTGTCGCCGAAGTCGGCGTGCTCGAACGGTGCGCCATCATCGCCGTTGAGCATTCCGCTCCACACGACGAGCACGGCGTTCTTCTGGCCGTTCGGGCCGTAGGTGATGGCTGGGGTTCGAGTGGCCAAGGCGTCCTCCGTTGAAACGAGCCGTCATGCTCGTTCGGTTATCCCGTCCGGGGCGAAGTGAATCTAGGCGCGCGCGGTCGCGCTGTCAACGTTTGCCGATGACCTCGATGTGATCGCCTGGCGCGATCTTGGCCAACTCCGCACGCGCACGCTCGCGCGCACCCGGCTCGTCGATCTTGAGCTTGTAGCCTGGCATGTCGCTCTTGGCGTACCACTTCGCGTTCCAATCGACCACGGAAGCCGCGCCGGTGGTGACGTCGTCGCCGGGGCGCAAGCTCTGCTGTTTCGTCGCCGCAGCGAGCAGCGTCTCGAGCGCGGAGAACGTCTCGCGCGGCTGCGCCCACTTGGTGAGCAGACCCGACACCAGTCCGTACTGCTCGTCGCTCAGGTTCTGCTTCGCCCAGCCGTCGAGCCACTTCATGCGCTCGTCCGCGCGCGGCCCCATCGCAGCTTTCTCTGCTTCGAGGTCCAGCATCTCGTAGTGCATGATGAGCGGCCCGACCATCTCTTTCGCGAAGTCGTCGAACGCTTCCTGGCTGATCTTGTGCTTCTTCGCGACCTCGAACGCCTTGCCGAGCAGCGGGTCCTCTTTGTTCCACGTGAGCCCCGCGAGCGCGTCGGTGAACTCCGGCAGCTTGTACTCGGACGGCGGCGCCTTCGCCTCGCCCGCGGCTTTCACCTTGCCTTCGAGCTCCTGAAACTTCGCGCGCGCCTCCGGATACGCCTTCGCCTGGTCGGCCAGCGTCTTGTACTTGCTGTGCTCGAAGTAGTCCGGCCGCTCGCCGGTGCCCTTCACACCTTCGGCGAGGAACCATTCCGTCGCCGTGGCTACCGGCGCTTGCGGGGCTGGCGCTTGTGCGGGCGCGGCTGGGGCGGCGGGCTGCTGGGCGGGTGGGGTGACGTCGACAGGATTGGCGGCCATGGTGTATCGGGGCTCCCGGTGGTGGCCAGTTGGTACTGGCGGATGAGCTGTGAAATCAGGTAGCGCTGGCCCTCCGCGTACGCCATCTGCGCGTGCGTAGCGGTCGGTGGCAGCGGAGCGAACGCGGCGTGGTGCAGGCGCGCAAGCACATGGGGATCGCGCGGCACGTAGCCACCGGCGAAGCTGACGGCCGCGGCCACGCGCTCGCGCCGTTGCTCCTCGGTCTCGCCGAAATCATGGCTCACGCGACCGCCCGCAGCGGCTCACGCGGTGCGGCAACCGGGGCGCCTTGCGGCGGCGCGGCAGCGGCGGCCATGTCGCTCGTGAGCTTCTTGCGCTCGGTCTCGCTGCGCACGAGATCGGCATCAAGCCCGGTGCGCTTGGCGAGCCACGCCGGCAAATTCTCCAGCTTGAAGCCGAGCGCCATCGCCGCCATGCCCGCTTCGCCGCCCATCGTGGCCGCGAGCTGCGCGAGCTCGAGCGAGTGCCCCAGCGCCAGCAAATCCTCTTGATCCTGCGCTTTGGCGAGCGGGCTCACGTACTTGAGCGTGACCGCGCGGCCGTCGACCTTGATGGCCGGCATCTTGCCCTGCTTCTGCAAGATCCACACCGAGCGCGCGACGACCCGCGACAGCAACTCCGCTTGGATGCGGCCGAACTCCGCGCCCATGTCCCACAACCGGTTGCGGTCGTCGATCGCGACCTCGGTGGCCGAGTGCACGCGCGCATCTTTGTTGCGCTCACCGAGCAGCGTGCGGCGCACCGAGTCGCGCAGGTTCTCCATGATGGCTTCGGTGATGACGAAATCCCCGGCGCCGCTTTCCAGCAGTCGCAGGCTCGGGTTGCTCGTGTCGTTGCTGCCCACCGGGATGATGGTGTTCGGCACGATGACGGCGGTGAACGGATTGAACGCCGCGTCGGTGAGACCGGTGTAGGTCGGCGCGGCCACGCGCGCGGCATGGCGCAACACGTACTCCTGCATCGTGTTGAGCGACTTGATGTCGGGCAAGCACGCCATCACGCGCCCGCGCCCGTACGTCTCGCCCGACACGACGGACGAGCGCGCCACGATCACCGGGTTAGGGCTGTCCTCGTAGTCGTAGCGCCACAGAATCTTTTTCGTTGCCCCGTGCAGCACGACGCCGTAGCTGTGCCGATTCTTCGGGCTGAAGATCGAGCCCTGGATGATCTGCACCTCCTCTTCTGGCTTCTCGCGCAATTGGCGCTTCAGCGACTCCGGCCACT